TGTCGGTCAAATCTTTGGTCGTGCTGTCCAAATCCCGTTTAATCGCGTCCAACTTGTCAGTATATTTCTTCATAAGGAATGTGAAGACAAAGGGACCGTTTTTAAAGATAAAATCGACCACACTGGTTGCTAGAAACACATAAATCATCGTGAACATATTCTTGTCTTGGCCTCCCTCGGATCCTCCTTTGGAATTCATATTATTTAACATTAGCATCGTCATCATATTGGACTTCATCGATTCCATCATATGGTTGCTCGACTGGCTGGCTCCGCCATTTGCCAAAAAACCTTGCTGGTTCATTGCATAATTAGCGTAACAATCCTTTATATGGTTCCATTTTCTTAATAATTAAATAATTTTACGTGAAAAAGGCAATCCTATGTTCTATTATTAAATAATTTTACGTGAAAGGTACGAAAAAAGTGGAAAAAGAAATGGAAAAAATTTTTGGAAATGGACAAAAATAAATGTCCAATTTTGGTTGGACCCCTCCGAGAATTTGCAAAAATGTGATTTGTGACCATTATGCTGTAAAAACCGAAAAAAGGCGGAAAAAATGGCTGCGTAAAAAATAAATAGTTTTACGCGAAAAAATATAAAGCTCCTTTTCTTGTTCTAATATATAGAACACTTTTAGAACAAAAAAATGCCGAAAAATGCCGAAAAGTATGACTGTGAATATTGCAACTTTATATGCAGCAAAAAAAGTAATTGGACCAAACATATTTTGACTGCAAAACACAAATTTCGAACATTCGAACACAACGTTCTAAAAGATGCCGCTGAAAAAACGCTCCATAAGTGCAGTGACTGTAATAAAGAATATCGATCTCGCAGCGCGCTATGGTATCATAGAAAAAATGCCAAAAAATGCCAGACGGTTACTGAGACGAATATTATTGTGTTAGAAGAGAAAAACCCGATTATTGCAGTCAATACTATTACGAACAATCACGACTTGGTCGTCGAACTGTTGAAGCAGAACAATGATTTGCAGCGGCAGATCGTTGAACTCTCCAGGGAACCCAAGACGGTTAACAACTACAATCAACTGAACAATACGACCAACAATAACAACCAGTTCAATCTGAATTTGTTTTTAAATGAGACCTGCAAAGATGCTCTCAATATTGACGATTTTATGGATTCTCTTCAACTCACCTTTGAAGATTTAGAGAAGACCGGAGAACTTGGGTTCGTTCAGGGGATCACCCGTATTTTCCTGAACGGACTGAAAGACCTGGATGTGTCAATGCGTCCGATACACTGTACCGATATTAAACGGGAGACTGTCTACATCAAGGATCAGGACAAGTGGGAGAAGGAGACCGCAGAGAAGACTCGGATGCGACAGGCTCTCAACCAGGCCGTCAGAAAGAATTTAGGGCTGATACCGGCTTGGAGAGAGGAACATCCCGACTGTTTGCGGTCCAACACCAAAGACAATGACGAGTATATAAGAATCTCGATGAACTCACTGGGGTCCGAGTATGAGGACGAGCAAGAGCGTATGAACGAAAAGATCATTCGGAATGTCTTGAAAGAGGTGGTGTTAGACCGTAAAGCAGGTTCTCAATTCATAGAATAATTTTTTATGGAAATATAATAATAGAATGTTGGGACTGTCCAATAAGATAAAAAAGCCTTCGCGTAAATGGTCGCTCAAATACAAGCACAGTATCAATTGCCGTCGCCCCCGCGGGTTCTCGCAACGCCAACATTGCAAGTATGGAAGGAAAACCCGGAAATCCCGTAAATAAAAAGGGCTGAAACCAACATAAAACCACTTTAATATAAGAAAGCAATGAAACTTTATTATATTACTGTCGCCACCTTGCCTCATCCGGTTCTCGATAAATTAAGGGAACGTGTCCATAAGAACGGTGAAGAGATCGAGGTTCTCGGACAATCGGAGAACCGGCGTATTGGCTGGGAAAACCAACAAAGATTTGGCATAAAACTGCGCGAGGTGGCCAACTATTTGAAACGCCCACATCTCAAAGATGACGACCTGATTCTTTTTACAGATGCTTATGATGTTGCGTATTTTGGTACGCATTCGGAAATTGTCGAACGCTATCAGTCCTTCGGATCCCCCATTGTGTTTGGCTGTGAAAAGGAGTGTCACCCGGATCCGGGACGCGCTAGCCAATACAAGAAAACCGATGTTGAATTTCCTTTTTTAAACAGTGGGCTCTTCATTGGTACGGTGGGTGCATTGAGACAATGCGTTGGTACATACCAGTATGAGGATAAACACGACGATCAACGGTACTGGACGACGTGTTTCTTCGACCGTCCTGACCTGATCAGTCTGGATTATGAAAACCGGCTGTTCTTGAACACCTCGGGGTTTGTGGAGAACTTTTTTATGTTTGACCTAGAATCAATTATTGCATTTTATAAATATAGCAACCCGATGTTTGTTCACGTCAATGGACCGGAAAAGTCATTTATTAATACGTTGGTCGGAATCCAAGGTTCTCCTCCCAATGAAAAAAGGGAGGATTCTCACAAGCTAGATGTGATTATCAATGTGGGACCGAACGATATTCAGATTTTGCGAGACCAAATTCGATATACCCAAAAGAATGTCAAGAATTATCGTCATATATACCTGATTTCTTACGATCCCCGGTTGACGGTCGAGGGGTGCATTACTATCGATGAACAAAAATTCCCGTTTAGAATGGAGAATGTAGAGAACGCACTGGGGAAAAACCACCGAAACGGCTGGTATTTCCAACAATTATTGAAAATGTATGCGCCTCAGGTAATACCAGATTTGTTGGAGCGGTTTGTCTGTATCGATGCGGACACTTTTTTTGTGAAACCGACTGATTTTATTAATCCCGACACAAATAGGTCACGATACTGTTTTTCGAAAGAGAATCATCAACCCTATTTTGAACATATGAAACGTTTACACCCGAGTTTCTGTCGTATGGATCCCGAGAAATCTGGAATATGCCACCATATGGTCTTTGAGAAAAAATATTTGAAGGAGTTGATGGGGATGGTGGAGAACCTACATAGTAAAGCGTTTTATGTCGTGTTTTTGGAAAGTATTGACAAGGCCGATGCCGTAAAGTCGGGGGCATCCGAGTTCGAGATTTATTTTAATTTTATGCTCCAGTACCATCCGAACGAGATAGAGATCCGACCCCTTCTCTGGGAGGACATCATCAACTGGGTCAATATCATCGATTGGGATAATTTAATAAAGGCTCAACCTGACCTCAATCACGATTTTATTGCCTACCATCACCATCTGAGAAAGGGAAATCAATGGATAGGTTATAATCCTGTAACGTAGTATTTTACAACTGCATTTACAGGTGGGTTTTATCATAATTTAGGAAATATTATGTATATGTGGGATACAATCATTGATGATGGACGGTTTATGGTGAGCCTTAATTTTAGAGATATAGATCGAGGAATCGACGCAAGCTTTGGAGGGATAGATATACCTCCGATAGAAAATGGAGAATATTTAAAGTTTTTTCAGGATGTAAACACGGCGGTCAATGTGGGGGCATTGATTGTCAGTATTTTTATGGATGCTAGTGGGCAAACCTTTGCCAAAGACAGTAATGGTAACGATATTAATTTGAGGTTGGTGGTGACGACGAGTTATACTTACCCCTATTTTGATTCAGGGGGGACGTGGCACGAAGGAACGTTTTTTTTCACATTTGATGACGGGTCATCCTTTAATAACGTGGATACAAATAATTCGGCATACTGGTATTATATTCAGGGGGTGAGTGATATGAACAACTTGTTGCAATGGACGTAGAATATGGTAAATTCTTATGATATTATATATAAATGGACGTGAAGATCCCGATTCTTAGCGACGCCGAGCCCCCGATAACGACTGAGCCCCAAGATGCGGTTTCGCCCGTCGATTCTGGGGTGATCAAAGTATCTTTAGAAGTCAATTGCTGTCCTTGCCCCAAAGACGAGTGTGCAAAGGGGAAGGATTGTGAGTGCGAGTGCAAGGACCCAGAGTGTTGTGAATCGTGCAAGTGCGAGAAGAAAGAGGGTGAGGCTAGTTGCTGCCAGCGTTGGTTCCCCATTTTTTCACGTGTGAATTAAATTCAATGAGTTCTTAGGATAGAACTGATTGAATAACCCTTCCCGAGATTCTTAAGAGCCAATAACTAGTGATGCATATAAGTGATATTGATTTCACTAACTGGTTTCCTGGCTAAATATACCATTTTCCTTCTAGTTTTATCATCTAAAAACCGCCAAATATATGGCATTTTGTTATGTAATTCTAGCGCATCAACCTGATCTTTTGATACTTTTCTGCGTTTGCTCATACGACACTTTTTTTGACTTCTACACGCTTTTCGCAAATGTTCGTAACTAATTCCGCCGGTTTCGTGTGGTTTCCAATTTGCCATATTACACGTACCCCACGACATAGACCCCTTCGAACAGTATTTGGGACGACAGCCGTTCATCATCTGATTGCAAGGTACGTTTTCACACGATCGATACACCTTGCAAGTAGATCTATTTTTTCGCGATTTTACAGGCATAATACTATTATATTAATACATAATTTTTGCAATATTATATAAATCCGATTACCATTTGTTTTTTTTGACGTTAATGGCCTGCCCCTGTTTCTTCTTACCCTTGCTCGGGTCATACTCTTCTCCATCCGAGTCGTCTCCAAGGTTCTTTGACAATTCCCAGAATTCTTTGGAGCCTAACCTAAAATCTGGATGATCCTGAGCTTTGTACCAGAATATTTGATCATTTAATTTGTTGGACTTGGCATTATTATTTATGACCAAACACTCGAAGTTCTCGGTTGTTTGATCCATTACTGCACAAAAGCTCTCCAAAGTTGGAAACATTGACGCATAATTCTCCCATATACGTTTGCGGTTGGTCAAATAGGGTTCTCTCAGTATGAAAACATAATCAATGTTTGTTCGGAGATTAGGCGGTATACCGAGCGGATACTGCATGGTGATTACTAACATGACCTTCCAGTGACGCCCGTTCATAAACAAGAGGCGCATCATCTTATCACGCGTCCAGGTTTGATCGTACAAACAATCGTCTAAAATGACGAAAGTGCGAGGATCTATGGTCGTCTTACGGTAAGTCTCGATCTCTTTATTGACCTGTTTTAACACGGTTTTTTGACGACGCAAAATGTTTTCGATTAACACTGTATTATATTCTTCGTGAATAAAAAGTTTCGGTACATGTTTCGCATAAAATCCGTTACCTGCTTCTGTTCCGGAGATAACCGTGCCAATCGGAACATCCTGGTGATAAAATAATAAATCGCGCACCAAATAAGATTTACCAGTATCACGACGACCGATTAATACCACCACCGGCCCCTTGTTTTCATCCGGTTTGAAGGTAATCGATCTCATATCGAATTTTTTTAATTGTAGGGTCATTCTTTAGACGCTATTCCGGTATATATATTTTATTAAACATTTTTACACCAAAAAACGAACACGTTTACACCTTAGAATATTAATATGTAAACCACTTATACGGTTTTGTCAATAGAATGAACCAAGAATCCCCTAAATTCAGAATCAATTATGTAAAAACTAAAGCGCTCGATATGAAAACTTTAGAGGAATCTTATGTCTCTACCAGTGAAGACTGCGAATTCAACTATAACCCGTTTACAATCCGAAATCTACAAAATTATAATCCGATTTATAACGAATTTTTCGAATTGAACGAGACAAATTATAACAATATATCCCTGAATCATCGATATCATTTTATAAATACTGGCACGGTGTTGGATATCGAAGGTAGAGAACCGGTTCAACGCCAGGTTTTTATCAAATATTCCCCCCTGCTCGATCCTTACCGGTTTATGACGGGAAAATATAAGAATATTCCCGGGCTTTTGACGTTACCCGCGTTCAAAGAGCAAGTTTATACGGGTGAAAAGCCGATTCCTAAGATTGCGGACTACAACAACGCATCCTATATTGACAACTTTTTCTGTTTCATTTCGTCGATGTTTATGCAGACCCACCGGTTTATACACGGACTAGACTATTATGGTTCGTGGTTAGGAATCCAGGACGTGTTCAAGGTCAATGTTTCGGACGATTTGGAATTTCTGCAGTCGTCGGACTATTTTTTGGAGAACCTGAACAAGGATTTTTTTATTACCAAGGGCGACGAAGACGAATATATGAATGCGGGTTCTCGATCCAACAAGGTAAAACTCAATATTATGAACAATAATAGCAAACATAATATTTCGTTAGGTGCCTTAGAAATCGAGGAGGTGTTTTCGACTACCATCGAGGAAGGGGTCGACGTGTTAAGCAACGTTGTTTACGAAAAGGATATGTCGGCGAATCACGCACAATCTTCTTCCGACGACGACGATAGTGACGATGACGATGATAGCAAAGAAGATGATGATGATGATGATTGTTCAGAAGAGGAGGAGGATGAAGATGAAAACGGGGATGAAGACCGTTGGGAGACCGAATCTGAGATAGAGACGAGTGTTTCCAGCGAGGAATCCAGTCGGTTCGCTTATATAAAGAATTTCCCGATGCAGCTTATTTGTCTCGAAAAGTGCGACGGGACCTTGGACGAATTATTTGTAAAGGGCAGTATCAATATTGACGGGACAGCCTCGGCGCTTTTTCAGGTGATTATGACCCTGATAGTTTATCAGAAAGCCTTCCATTTTACCCATAACGATCTACACACCAATAATATAATGTTCTCCAATACGACCCACGAATTTATTTATTATCGTTATAAGAAGAAGTTATACAAAGTTCCTACCTATGGGAAGATTTTCAAGATTATCGATTTTGGACGTAGCATTTATAAATTCAATGGTCATCTGTTTTGCAGTGATAGTTTCGGAATAGGGGGCGATGCCTCGACCCAATACAATACCGAGCCTTATATGAATGAGAATAAGCCACGGCTAGATCCGAACTATAGTTTTGATTTATGTCGGTTAGGGTGCTCGATTTATGATTTTATTATTGATGACGATGATCCGAGAACCGTGGCTAATTTCGACGAGCTCCAAAAGACGATTTATCGGTGGTGCACGAACGATCAGGGAAAGAATGTTTTATATAAACGTAATGGGGAGGAGCGGTACCCTAATTTCAAGTTATATAAGATGATTGCGAGAACCGTCCATAAGCACGTTCCCGAAGAACAGTTGAAATACCCCTTTTTCCAACAGTTTTTAGTCAAGAAATTGTCGCAAAATGCGGTTATAATGGATTTAGATCTGGTACCGGATTACACCAATAAATGAGTCTACATAAAAAATATAAAAAATACTATATATTAGAGTATATTATGCCGAATCCGACGATGAGCGCTTACCGTGGTTACCAAAGTAAGAAGGGATCGGCCCCGGCACCTGCACCAGCACCTGCGCCAGTACCAGTACCAAGCTTTTTCTCGACAATGGTTGACGGTATTGCTCTAGGAACCGGGTCGGCCCTTGGACATAGAGCTGTGGATTCCCTTTTGGGTCCCGCGAAACCAAAACCATCGGTTGTGACACCCACCGTGCGTTACGCGGAAGCAGATCCTTGCAAACCCGAACTCGATAACTTTATTCATTGTATTACCGACCCGACCGCTACCTTCTGTGACGATTTACAAGCCAAGTTTGTTAGATGCAAGAATGGTGAAGATGCGGATAAAAAGATATAATAAGTGTAATATATTATAGATGATGAAATGCCGGATACTGGATACTATTGGCGAGAATCCGGAGAAGACGAGTTTTTACCTGGTCGATTTAGGGAAAATAGTAGAAATGTATTCAGAATGGACCAGATTGTTACCGTCTGTAAAACCGTATTATGCGATAAAATGTAATCCTAATAAAAAAATTATTGAAACCTTGAATGATCTGGGGGTGAATTTTGATTGTGCCTCCCAACTCGAAATTCAACAAATTTTGGATATTACGAACGACCCTGGGCGCATCATATTCGCAAATCCGTGTAAAACTCCGGAACATATTCAGTATGCTCGAGAAAAATCGGTGGATCTGATGACGTTTGATTGTGAAGAAGAGTTATTTAAAATACAAAAACACCATCATCGTGCACGGCTGGTTCTCCGATTGGCAGTGGACGACAGTAAAAGTCAGATGAAATTCAGCAAAAAATTCGGGTGTTTAATGACCAATGTCCGAAAGCTTCTTTTATTGTCCCAGGTTCTCGAGCTTAATGTCACAGGGTTCAGTTTTCACGTAGGGAGCAAGTGTATGTCCCCGGCCACTTATTTCAGCGCGGTCCAGGATTGTCGAACTGCCTACGACATTGCCCAAGAGCTCGGGATCAACATAAGCATCATCGATATTGGTGGAGGGTTCTCCGTTTTGAATGATTTTGAAGAGGCTGCCAGGAATATCAACAAGAGCATCGAATTCTTTTTTGGTAACGAAGTCTCGGAAAAATCTGTTGAATTCATTGCTGAGCCTGGACGATATTTTGTCGAGACCAGCCATACCTTGGTACTCCAGATTATTGGCAAAAAGACCACTAAGGAGAACGATAGTACCACAATGACATATACTGTGAATGAGAGCATCTATAATTCGTTTAATTGTATTATTTTTGATTGTTGTGTTCCCGAATTTTATCCGTTGAAAAATCGGGTAGATGCGCCCCAGTATACAAGTCGGATTTTTGGGTACACCTGTGACAGTATGGATTTATTAGCCGACGACATTGTCTTGCCAAGTTTGGCCGTCGGGGATTGGGTCTATGTCGAGAACTTTGGGGCCTATACGTATTCGGCGAGTTCGTCGTTCAACGGTTTTCAGAGTACCCAGGACTTTTTTTACGTGTAAAATTGAATATGATTTATACCATCGATCATATTCAATAACGGTAATGGACAAGGTATTGAAAGAAAAGTTAGAGAAGGAGGGGAAAGAGAAGGCGGTCAAAACCTTATTGACCGACCCCAGTGCCAATACCCAGACATTCTTTAATATTGTCAAGGAGGGTGGAAAAGAGTTTGAACAAAAGACCGGCCGACCTATGACGTATAGCGAAATGAGAGATATGTATGGGTGAGTCCGTAAAACGTATATTCGAATATATTCGACCATAAAGTAGACCCTTTATAGATGCGTGATTGATTGTCGACATTGCAAACCCCGTTGAAAGTGTTTATATCATTAACAAGCCCATAAAGATGGTCGGTTCGTTGTTTCTCCAAAGGAGCCTTATGCATTCTATGTAAAAACAATAAAATAACTGCATCTTCCTCGTCAATCCCCTTTATCCACATAAATTCGTCGTGTCGTTTTTCATCTGTAAATGTGCTATAAAATATTATTTTTAATAATAGATGAAAATCTGGCTTAATGTTTTGCCATTTTTTACTTGAATCTTCGTTCGGTAGCAATTCGAACGGTTTACGCCATAAATCTAACATTGCTTGATGATCTGCGATTTTCTTGCATCGCCCAAAATCGATGATCATCGCCTTTTTTGCTTTTTCGCATAGTAACATATTATCTGTGTGGTAATCCCCGTGACTATAACCAGTATCTAGGGCCATTCTCAATAATTCGTAACGGGCGATGTTGTAGGCCCAGCGCAGCCTCTCTGAATGGGGAGATAGGGCCAAACTGTCGTATTTATAGAGTTTTGGATGATTAGCTATGATATCGCCCAAGATGATGGGTCTGACAATGTCGTCGAAGAGGCGATACGAACCGTCGATGTATTCCATAGCAGAAATACCGAAATAATAGTTGAGGGTAGGATCGACGAATTTGGAACGATTATAAATGTTTTGTCTGAACGAGAGCTCATCCAACATCTGCTTGAGGGGCATTTTATCTTTCTTAGTAGAGCAACGTCGCGATATCATTTTTCCGAGGATTTTTCCCTTGAGAGACAGATGACCGTAGACTTTGGAAAAAAGGGCGACTGGGCAGTTCCTGTTCATTGCGGCCAACCCCCTCTTAGATATAGTGGTCTGCTTATAGACCTCGTCCTTGAATCTGTCCAACATATCAAAATGGCGCTTGGATACCCTTCCTGAGCTACGCTTATAACTCCAGTAATGGTCATTGTCGTTCCCGTCGATATCACATAGATTGGAAACCCGGTCATTGACTAGGAGACACTTGATGACAATGGTTTGAACATCCTGTGCCTCTTCTCGGGAATTTACGTAGAAATAGGGGGACTTTTCGGGGGTTTTGGTGAATCGACAACGATACACGAATCCGAATGCTGACGAATCGCTAATAAGCTCGATTTTACTGTGTCGGATAAAATAATAAAAGGACTCTTCTACACACCGTTTAGGTTTGATAAATATAAACGAGTGATTGTAATCCATTCGTAAAATAATGTAAAGTTAGATTTATATTATTTTCCTATACTATTTCTAGTGGTCTTAATTACCGACATAGGCACACAATTGTAAAATCTCGTTTTGGGTTAAGATGCGGTTATAGACACGGACATCGTCGTAATACGATTGATACGAACCGCCAAAAGTGAACGAATTAGGGGTAAATTGAGCCAGGGTGAACGAGTTGGTCGTATTCTGTAAGACACCGTTAGCAAAGATTTGTATTTGGGTCGAATTGAAGGTGATAGTAAAATGGGTCCAGACGTTGAGCACAGTGATCGGATTCGTGAAGGTGTTGTTAGGAAACTGCCCTTGTAACCGGCATCCCCAGCTCGTGAATTGGGTCCCCGATCCGCTAAACCCAAACTGTATACCCTGTTGTCCACTGAACGCACTGCTATTAATTTGTATGACATTACCTCCACTCGATAAAGAGGTGCAATATTCCCAGAAACAGAAAGTTACCCCACCGGTAGTGAAAAGGGAATTCAAAGTACTGACGGTCATAGAAGCCGTGTTCGATGCATAAAGAGATCCTCTCCCGGCAATGCGAGTCACTGTGGTGCTATAACAAGAGGTATTAGAGAGAGTCGAATCTGCTAAAGTAGACGCCAAATTGGTCACACTGGTTCCACTCACCGTGGTCGAGTTGAAGATATATTTGTAGACGAGCCCGGTCGTACTAATATCGGTATTGTTACCCCCGATTTGACTGTAGGGAATAGCGACCAAGACGATACCGCTCGAACCGTTACTGGTAGTACCACCACCACCACCTCCACCACTGTTCGCGGCGGGTACACCCGGATTACCACCACTTCCTCCGGTAGCCACATTGATGGCACTTCCACCCCCATTCCCTCCTTCACCACTGCCGGCACCACCACCAATACCACCATTACCGTTAAAAGCTACATTATTCGAACCACCGCCTCCACCTGCCCAGTAAAAGTTCGCATAGACCGAGTTCGTATAAGCCGATAAAGAGGTTGTATTGATTTGAGCTCCTGGTCCACCGTAGGAGATTACTCCACCTGTACCACCTACGCCTCCGGCACCACCACCACCACCGCCGTAACTCGACGAATAGGCTGCGCCGGCATAACCCTGTCCTACCGTACCTGAGCCGGCTGATGTGAACAAGGACCCACCACCACCACCGGACCCACCGTTTGAGGCTGCGAGTGACCCACCGTTACCACCACCTCCACCTCCGCCGATCGCAGTCACGCTGTTCGCAGTTTGATTCGTAAAGGTAAAAAGGGTGTTGTTGCCCTGTAAACTTAGTCCACTGACCGCACTGGCCACAGTAATAGAGACAGTGTCACTGTACCTAGAGGTAATGTTGCTTTGGACCACACCGCCACCACCTCCACCACCGCCTCCACCGAAATGGCCCGAACCTCCGCTACCGCCTCCGGCTACTGCAAAGACTTGTAGATTCACCGAGCCTGCGGTCAAGGATATGGCACTGTTATAGGTGGTTCCTCCGTTCATATAAGCGTAAATGGCGTTGGTGCCGGCGAAAGTACAGGACGAATAGTTAGAGACAGTGACTGTAGAATAGGTAGGACCGAAAAAAAAGGTGGATGATGCGATCAATGTTTTTCCTGCACCACCTCTAAATACTATCGGCATTATATATTAATAGTTTCAAAAGATTCTTATACACGGTGTACCTAATATTTACTGATTATACAAAGCTAATATCTCGGCATTGGATAACTGGCGAGGGTAAAAGCTAAAATTGTTTACATATCCTAGGGCACAGCCACTACCCAATCCACCATTTACGAGATTGGTCCAATATAGGATTAGTACCGGTTAAGTAAATGTAAAACGAACAATGAAATAGATAGTGTTTATGATTTTACACTGGAATGGCAATGATGACAATTCCTGAACCACCAACTCCACCCGTTCCAGTATATCCACCACCACCCCCACCCCCTGTATTTGCTCCACCTGCTCCACCAGTTCCACTTCCAACAGCTGTACTAGCTCCTCCAGAATTAATACCAGATCCACCGTTACTATTACTACCACCATTCCACACACTTCCAGATCCACCGCCTCCATTTCCACCTGCTCCAGTAGATGTATCACTACCACCACCCCCGCCGCCCCAATACCAATTAGATACAGTGTTTCCTGCTATTGTAAGATCTTTTACACCGTATAAGGTTGAACTACACTGAGCACCCGACCCTCCGTTGTTTCCAGAAGCCACCGCACTTCCAGCGCCTCCACCGCCACCAGCATGATTGCTTCCACCACTGGCACCGGTGTTCGACTGTGGAGTGCCTGACGTACCACCATAACTGTTTGCAGTATTTGCAAAAGGAGTTGCGTAATAGTTCGCCCTACCTCCCCCCCCTCCTCCTGCAGTAACAGTGGTGGTACTGAATCCAGAAAATACTACTGATGATGTTCCGCCTTGACCACCAGTTGGACCGCCGTTTGTGCCACCAGCTCCAACAGATATGGTCATTTGTCCGGTTCCTGCCGTAACAGAGACTACTTGAGAAACTACTCCACCACCTCCTCCGCCACCACCAACGTCATTGGTTGAACCGCCACCACCACCTACGGCAAATACATAAATATTTTTAGTGGACGGCGCTATATAATTCAACGTATAATTATTGGTTCCAGGAATACCGAAAGCATAAACATTGTAGTACGAGCCATTGGAAAGTACGTTACTTGAGTAAATAATACCCTTGCCTGTAGCCAAAGTTGATGCAGCAGTACTGGTAGACAATGAATATTTATTGTAAGTGCTATCTCCAGTATAATAAACACCGCCGTTGAACCCGTAGTATCCCGACGCCAGCAAATTGTAGGTGGAATTGTAAGCATACACGTTGAAAGTCTCTGCACCATTGTATCCAGGGGTTATGGTTTGCCCACTCGTCACGGTTCCGTAAACCGCGCCATTGATGTACAACACGTAGGTCGTGGCGTTCGCTACCGCGGTCCAACTCGGGACAAAGGTGGTGGAAGTAACTGATGATGCGGTCAGTGTCATTGATGGCAAGGGCGCGTATTGATACGGGGTTCCTTCAATCAAATTTCTATCCGCATCCGTTACAGCACTGTTAAATACGTATAAATAAACTAATTGTCCATTAAAGTTAGCCCATTGAATAGACTTACCAATATAATTATTAATATTAGTTTGAGCACGAACTGCTGATGGTGTATTTGATTCCGAATAGGTGGTTGCAGCATAATTTACGTAATTGATACGGCTATTCGCTGCTGCGCCACTAGTATATTTAAACGTAACAGTTGATTTAGCACCTGTAAATGCATATTTTCCAGCTGCGCCATTAAAATCATTTGCGTACCAATTCTGACAATATTTGCCGGCATTATCTAGACCAATACCACACAATTGGGAATTTGCGCTAGTACCACCATTGGTGATAGAAAAGAAGTTTGATCCGCTTGTTAAATTCCAATGACACAATGTATATGTATATGAAGAATCTAAGTAAGGATAAGCGCCATCGGGTAAATTTAAAAATGCGTTTATATTAATTGCTGCCACACCCCCCAATCCTCCTTGATACCCAAAGTTAATAACTCCATTTGACACATCGTAGATCGGTTGACTTGCCAATGTATACTGGGTCGCACAATTGAACGATACATCCATACCTTGGTTGTACCATTTGGTTACAAAAGCATAGGTAGTATTCGCACCGTTGGCGCTGAGCCAACTTGATACGGGTTGTCCGGTTCCCAAATAACCTGTTCCTAAGTTACCGCAAATGTCCGTATAGAAATTTTGGGTGCTCGCTCCGGTCGTATCCGCACTATGACGTAGGGTCATTATGGGTCCAAAATAATTATAATTGACCAATCTGCAAGAAAATGCCCCCTTTATCGAGTTATAGGCCGGTGTAGTGAATGTAGCGTTATTGAGAGCCGCATTGTATAAATTGCTCGAAACAAGTGATGAGGGTAGGACCGCGGACTGGTTCGACGATACCTTGCCACTTGAGGGAAAAGCGATAATGACAATACCGGAACCACCGGCTCCGGACGTACCGTTCCAAGCTCCACCACCACCACCACCTGTATTTGTACCACCCGCGCCGCCAGCACCATTATTGGTTGCGCCAGTTGAACCACTATTTAATCCGCCACCGCCACCAGTGCCACCTAAATAAGGATTTGAAGCATTTGCACCACCGCCACCACCACCTATTCCTCCATTTCCATTATTTGCTACAGTCGAGGCTGTTTGTGAACCACCTCCTCCGCCTCCGCCCCAATAATAGGTACCATACGGTGTTCCTGAAGGTGAAAAATTATTAATTCCGGGTAAAAAACATTGAATTCCTGAACCTCCGTTACCAGCAGAATATTGACTTGCTGTATTACCTTGAAGTCCGGGTGTTCCTGCACCTCCTCCACCTCCTCCACCTGTTGGGGAGGCTGTATTTCCTCCTCCATAATTTGCATAATTTAAATAATTGTTGGAAGGTGCTGTACCAATCGCAGCATTCACTGTAAACCCATTACCGGATTTACTAGCGGTTCCACCTCCATAAGCAATGATATTATAGGCAGAATTAGTAGTGAAATTTACGTTAGTATTCGACCCAATTGCACCAGTACTGGTGCTACCTGTTCCACCTGCACCCACATACACATTTATTGTACTTGAACCCGAAGGTAGCGAAACTGGTGTCATAACCACCCCGCCGGCACCTCCACCCCCACCACCATTACTGTTACCTGCGGCTCCACCACCGACGGCTAAGACATATATCGTGGTTGCATTCGTACAACTGTAATCGATGGTATAAGTGGCTTGACTGCTCGACGACGCTGCAGGAAGTCTACCCGTCCCGGGCTGAAACGAATAAACGCTGTAAGTAATACCATTGGTTACTGCCGTTCCATTGGAAACATCGCTAGCGACAACGCCGGCAATGAGTCCAGTGCCGGTTGAACCCGCGGCCACACTATTGATAGTTACCGGGGAATAATTCGGAAATAAAAATGAATATGATGCTCTTTGATAATGTGTCCCACTATTTCTAAATACCAATGGCATGTATATATAGTATTAATATTATAAGAAAAATATGATATTAATGCAGCAACCTGGCCGTATAATCTGTTACGGGTTTTGTAATATAGTTTTGATGTCATTCCCTGATATATTAGGCCGCATTGAGTGTTACGGGGATGCTATTGGTCGCACTATAATAAGGATGGGTTACAGGCAAGCTCGACTGAATACCATATTTGTAGCCTAGGTAGCCTTCGAGAATTTGCTGCTTGGCCGGTGTAAATGACCCGTTATTAGAACTATTAATAACAAATACATCGCCAATATACCCACCAAATGGGCGTATTCCTGGACCGTAGGTCTGTCCACCTAATAACATAAACCGGGTAATAGGTGTATTCTGACCCGCGTACACCGATACCATTAACCATCCGGTAGGCAATGCGGATGGCACCCCTACTAAACTGTTACCGGATTGAATTTGGACTCCGTTCAAATAAAAGGCACCTCCGGTTCCGTAAGTAAAGTCCGCATTATTAAGTCCAGCGTAGGTTCCACCACTCTTATATATAGTTCTTAGACCGTTTTGCTGGGCCGTATCTCCGAATATCGTAGGTAACTGATAATTTGAATTATCAGCAGTGCAATTCAGCGCCATTACCACACAGTAGGCTGATCCTACCGCATACGTATTTACTAAGGTGGATGAGGCATTGAAAGACGAACTAAGGGAACCTGCTGCGAAAAATTCAGTCGCCGTATTGGCCGCGGTTGTGGCCTGTATAACTGCCACAGTGTTACCATTCAGGGTTAGATTGGTCTTCAGTGTGGTAGAACCACTGTTCAGTGTTACTGTTCCGGCTCCATTGGTACTGGTCTGATTGTTAACGAGGCTATAGTTATTGAGTGAGTCATTGACCGCGGTTACATAACCACCAGTGACCGTGACATTCGCTGGATTATACCACGAATAAACATTGAGGGCAGTGGCGTTGATTGAACTCGCTATATTTCTGTACCCCGAGGCTAACAAATTATAGGAGGCATTGTAAGCGTAAACATTGACGTCCCAAGGACCATTGTTACCTGGAGTTATCGAAGTACCACTTGTAACCATACCATAAGCCGAGCCGTTAATGTACATTGCGTAGGTGGTTGCATTGGCCACTGCGGTCCAAGATACTGTAAATGAGGTGGTTGTTATCGCCGACGGGGTTAATACCATAGCAGGTAACGGGGCAAAGAGGGACTGAGTTCCCTCGATTAGGGCCCGATCAGCATCGGTCAAGGCAGAGCCGAACATATACAGATAGTAGAGCTGAGCCTGTAGATAGTAACTGGGGTTTCCTGCTAAGCCAGTATTAGCATAATAACTATTTTCACGGTTACCAATAGATGGTAAATATTGAGCAGTTGAGAACGCTGTAGTTCGCCCTAATGTTGCTGTCTGTGTCGAATTTTGGTAAATAACATAATTATTATTATTTCCAATCGTCGTAAAACTCGTATACTTGTAAGTCAATACTTGATTAGAGGCGCCTAATGCTGTTCCTGTAGGATTTGATGCACCGACTAACCACATTCCTGGACTACCATTCGTATTCTGTTTGATTGCACCACCTTGATTATTGGCGACAATGTCGATCAAATCCCCCTGAGTATCGCTGTTGTTAGTACCATAATTCCAATATTTAGTAACAACCGTAAATGAACTATCTAGAACCGGGAAGGCATTAAGGGGTAAATTTAAATAAGCAGTATTGGGAGCCGATGTTCCCGTGCCTCCGGTATAACCGAAATTGACAACCCCGTAAGACACATCGTAAATCGGTTGATACCCGGTTGTATTCTGGTAAGCACTGTTAAAAGAGATGTCCATACCTTGGTCGTACCATTTTGTCACAAAAGCGTAGGTGGTGTTGGCGCCGTTATTTCTTAACCAGGATGACACGGATTGCCCAGTGCCCAAATAACCGGTTCCTAAATTTCCACAAATATCCGCGTAAAAATTCGTCGCATAGTTACCATTTGAATCGGTACTATAACGCAAGGTTATTATTGGTCCGAAATAATTGTAATTCAATAGACGGGTTGCATATGCACCCCTTATGGTATTATAGGTTAATGAGGTTAAAGTAGCATTATTGAGGACGGCATTGTATAGATTGCTCGAAATAACTGACGAAGAGAGAGTCGCGGATTGGTTCGATGATACAGCAGAACTTGATGGGAATGCGATTACTACGATGCCGGAACCACCTGCACCAGAATAATTCGTATATGTCCCTCCTCCACCGCTACCTGTATTGGTACCAGCAGCGCCACCTCCTGTACCAGTATTGGTCCCATTTCCAGTGCCACCACCCCCACCAGTATTTAAACCACCGACACCACCGAGACCAACTGTTCCACTAGCACTGTTTGTACCAGCGCCTCCTCCACCAACTCCACCGTTACCTGAGGCATAGCTGGCCGAACCAGAAAAACCGCCACCGCCACCAGCCCAAAAATAACCTCCGTAAGGCGTTCCAGAAGGCGCGAAAGTGGCAATTCCTGGTAAAAAGCATTGAATACCGCTTCCACCATTTGCGCCTACACCACAAGTGCCTGCGCCTCCGCCTCCTCCAGCATAAGAATTACTACCGCCACCTGCAGCGCCTTGTTGATTACCAAAATTATTATATTGGCTTAATGGTGGAGATGGAAACCCCGTGGAAGCTCCAGTAGTTCCCCAGCCCCATCCTCCGCTACTACCTCCTGAAGTGCTGGTAGTATTTGCAACAGCTTGCCCACCGCCACCTCCGTAGGCAATTATATTATAACTACTAGAACTACTGAAAGATACAGTAGAATTTGTGCCGGTTACTCCAGCGATACCATTTCCGACAGAAGCACCTCCTGCACCGACAGCTATTGATATTGTGGTGGCACCTGCGGGAAGTGACACAGAATTCATTACCACACCACCACCTCCTCCTCCACCACCAGCACTAGACGATCCACTTCCGCCACCACCTACGGCCAACACATAAATGGTGGTCGTGTTTGGACAACTACAATTGACCGTGTAGGTGGCTTGACTGCTCGACGACGCTGCAGGAAGTCTACCCGTCCCTGGCTGAAACGAGTAGACGCTGTAAGTAATACCATTAGTTACTGCCGTGCCGTTGGAAACATCGCTAGCAACCACGCCGGCAATGAGTCCAGTGCCAGTTGAACCCGCGGCCACACTATTAATAGTTACTGGACTAACAAACGGAAAAATAAAGCTCGATTGGGCATTCTGGTAATTCCCACCATAATTTCTAAATACTATCGGCATCGTATATTATAGTATCTATTCAAAATATTTGGTTAGAAATTCGGCAGGTTCCATTATTTCTATCCCATTCGCCTTCGCATACTTTGTTTTACTCGTCTCCGAATCTTTCGATTTGACCACCAATATAAACGTATTCTTACCGACATTGTCGTCGACAACGCCTCCCACACTCTCAGTCTTCTGTTTCACGGTCGCATCCCGAACCCCGCTCATCACAATATGTTTCTCGTAAAGTGGGTGGGACGCATCGACCTTCTTAGGAGTCGGCTGTTTCGGCTGCTCGGTCAATTTACCCTCGAGCTCACAATCTTTCAAAAACCCCATAAAACGATCAATGTTCTCGGTAAAACTCTTGGCATTCTCTTGTCCGATCCCCTTGATCTTGATGAGCCGTTCGTACTTCTCTTGTGTGGTTCCAGGGTCGGTCAAAATCGTTGGTTCGGCTTCTAAAATCGGTTTAATTTTACGTTCGCCAATGCCGCGGCCAAACATATTGGAGGCCGCCATTATTTCCAGTAAACTCGCCTTTTCTACTTGGACACGGATACCGTCGTGGATTTTATTGACCAGCGTCTCTTGGAACCCCTTGACTTTGGCGAAATCGGCCTTGGTCATTTTCAAGATCTTCGGCACAGTCTCAAACCCGGCATCCATTATCTTTTCGACGGTTTTCCCGGAAAGTCCGTCGACTTCCAACTTCGTAAAAAACTCGGTAATGTTCTTACGTTTCACCGTAACGTCTTCCTCGACATTCTCCAAGACAATATCGACGTGATTCTTGGTCCAGACATACTTTTGGTCGGGCATCTTAGGCTGTTCGGCAGGGGTCGTAACCGATTTGATATGGGGGATAACATCACCGCTCCGCACAATCTGGATCACCGCGCCCACTCCAATTTTATTCTTCTCAATGAAATCCCCGTTGAAGCCGGTGGCGTACTGGATCGTGACTCCGCCGAGCCGGATCGGTTCGATTTGTACCCGCGGTTTCAAATACCCGCTCTTACTGGGTTCCCAGAGTACATCGACAACCTTGGCCTCGGCCATTTGGTCCGAAATCACCATCTTGAACGCAAACGCGTATTCGGGATTGCCGTCTTTACGGGGGTGAATATTGTCGTCGGCGACAATGACCCCGTCGATCTCGTATTCGTAGCGGGATCGCCAGTCCAAGAGGGTTTTAGACAACAAATCATTGGACAGCGAGTCGACGCTCTCGTTCTGTACGACCTCGAAACCGAGCTTTTTGAGGGTGGCCATTTGTTCGCCGACCTTCATCGGGGGATGGATGACCTCATAGGCGACAAAGTGGAGATCGCGGGTCTTGTCGTCGAGGGTCTTGCTATTCACGATCCCGGACACTAAGTTCCGGGGATTCGCAAACTGGGCTTTGTATTTATCGTCGAAAGTGCGTTTAGGAATGATGAATTCCCCGCGAATGGCAAACCCCTCCGGTTTTCCAGAAACAAAACCATTAGTTTTGTCGGTAGCAAACCCCTCCGGTTTTCCAGGTTTCGGTAAATTGAGCACCCTCAGCAAATGTGTAATGTCCTGTCCGACTTTACCGTCCCCTCGCGTATAAAGCTTGGGCTCCGAACCCTCGGTCGTATAAAGGCCCGACACACCGTCCAATTTACAGGACAACACATAAGGACCCTTGTACTTTTGCATCCAAGTCGCGAGCGCATTGGTATCGGGTTTGATCTTGTCCATCGAAGGCATATTGTAAGGGAGAGTGACCTTGTTCTTAGTGATTGGTGCACCGACTTGTTTGATGGTCTCATTATCGGGGTATTTCGTCTCGGCATATTCGCGGACAATATCGTATTCGTTATCGGTTAAGAGGGGATTTTTGCTGTTATAGTAGGCGTCATTGGCCGTAACAACCATTGCCTCAACGTCCTTCTCTGGTAACAATTCGAGAACCTTGATACCCTCCTTTTTAAACAGGGCGATGTTCTTTTTTGCGGCAGTCTTTCCACTCATTTTCCTTATAGTCTTATTACGAATAGTTTTTATCTTGTTTTCGGGTAAGCTTTTTATGGTCTTACTGAGTGGGCTCTTTGTTTTCTTAGGAGACTCTTTGGGAACGACCGGAATAATCGGAACCTCGGGACTTTTTTCTTTCTTACTGGGAGAACCTATCTTTTCGGGGAAAACCGGGGGAACAAGCGCGATTTCGGGTTCCTTTATCTTCTTGGGGCGACCTCGTTTTTTCATCGTCACATTTTTAGGTGGGACCTCGACCCCTATTTTATCCTCATTGTCTTTATTTTGGGGAGAACCTTGTTTCTTAGGGGGGCGTCCGCGTTTCTTTTTGGTTTGAATGACCGGAGACTCCTTCTTTATGGGTTCTTGGATCAGTTCAACTTTCTTGGGAGGTCTACCTCGTTTTTTTTTGGTTTGAATGACCGGAGACTCCTTTTTTATAGGTTCTTGGGCAAGTTCTTGTTCTTTCGAAGGTTCAACTTTCTTGGGAGGTCTACCTCGTTTTTTTTTGGTTTGAATGACCGGAGACTCCTTTTTTATAGGCTCTTGAACCGGTTCAGGTTCCTTCGGAGGCTCAGAAACCGGCGTGTTTTTACCCCTTTCGTCCCTTTCTACAGGTTCTCGATACTCCATTTTTAAAAAGGTAAAAATATCTCGTTCGTCCTTGAATGAATCGCCCACTTTCTCCTCTTTCTCTCTACTGGGCTGTTTCTTATAAATTCCGTGTTCGTTAAGTGAAAACCCCAACTTAAGGGCATTACCACGCATTACCGTATTAAATGTTTTACTCCCCGTAAAATATAAAACCGCAAACGGATATTCCTCGGGCGAAGTATACATAAAGTCGACCCGTCTCGCGTGTTTATGACTCGGCAATTTGGTAATGACCAAACATTTGGTCTTGCCACACGACAACGTCTCTAAAATGACCCCGGTATTCACGAGTTCCTTGGTAAACCGGGGAAATAAATCGGGATCGGACGCAGTAATGATCGCATCAATATCCCCCGACCCTTTGGCCCCACGTCGGTAACTCCCGACAATTTCCATTTTGCCGTCGGTACCTTTCGCGGCCTTCTCAAACGCCCCCTCAAAAATCGTTTTATATTCGTCGATTTCTGCCCGGGGAATTTTGAGTTGAATGTCCTCGAAATATTTGAGACCCTTCTTTTGAACATCGTTCAAGAGCTCGTTCTGGCGTTCGCGAAGCTCCTCGATCGTTTTTACCCCCTTTTCAACCAGATCCTTGGCCTTTTTTGGTCCGACCCCGTGGATCTCGGCAAATAAATACTCGGGTTTGTCCTTCTCACGCTCGAGAAGCTCCAATGTCCCAGTATTAACATACTCTTGCAACTTTTCTAGGATGGTGGTACCGATCCCGGGCCGCCCCTTCAACTGGGAAACTTCGGTAATGTCCTCGCTGACACTGCGGATGGTTTCCTCGGCCTTCTTATAAGCCCGGCTCTTGAATACCTCGCCCTGGGCCGCCAACAATTTGGCCAATTTCCCCATCAATTCCACGAATTCTTCGTTCCAGCGTTTACGAGGCATATCAAGATTGATAGCTGGAGGGGCTTTTATTGTCCCTTTGATGACCAACCGTTTCTTCTTAAGGTTCTCCATTATATAATATTTGTGATAAATATTTTATACAAAATACATAGAATTATCGTTATAATATTATGTAGCTTACTCTAAATGCATAATGACAAAATGCACTATTTATTCAACGATATTTTACGATTTTCCGCATTTTCTTATTTTAAAACTGGGAATCCGATATTGGACGGGATAATCTCAGCATCTTTTGTTACTGTGGTTGGTGCCCTAATAAACAGCGCACTGAACTTCCGATTTAAATACCGCGAGATTGGTGATATGCTGTCATCATTGTTGTATCGCAAACATTTGATCCAGTTTGAGGGTAAATATTCGTTCATCATTAACAAATTTGATACGAATTCGACGGTATCAAACTGTTTCTCAGATTCGTTCAAAGCCATTTTCAGTCGTATCATTCGGGATATGGAGATCAATCCGACCATCTACGAGATTCGCGAGTGTGTAATGTCGAAACGGTATAACGAAGAACGTGGGAAAGATATGTTTCTAATTTGTCAACGCGAACGATTCGTATTCGACAAGGAGTTGGAAATATACGCCTTGGTCCAGACGTTCTATGAAGACAATTCGGAAAAAAAGCGGGAGAATGAGTCGACGATCAAAACCGAGACCATTGTTATCACCCTCTATTCTTATAAAACCCCTATTTCCGGTATTTATGATATGGTAAAACATATCAAATGGGATTACTTGGACGACTTGGAACGCGAACGTAACAAGAAACAGTATATTTATACTCTCTGTTCAAACAATTATGAAGAGAGTCGGCTCGAATGTTGGAAAGAATACCCCTTTGAAAGCTCGCGTACGTTTGATAATATGTTTTTTGAGGGGAAAGAGGCTGTTCTAGATAAAATCCGGTTTTTCTTGGAGAATCGGGACTGGTATTTTAAGAATGGTATTCCGTATACCTTGGGGATTGGCCTTCACGGTCCTCCGGGGACGGGGAAAACCTCGTTCTTCAAATGTCTGGCGAATATGACGGGACGGCACCTAATTATCTTGTCTTTAAAAATGATTAAGACACGGAGCCAGTTGGACGAATTCTTTTTTGAAAACCAGTATAACGATTCGAACCGGAAGGGGTCGATCGGATTCGACCGTAAGATCATTGTGATAGAAGACATCGACTGTTTGGGAGACGTGGTTCTAGACCGTAATGCCAAACTTGCGGACAAGGTTGTTGATAAGGTTAGTGTAGAGGGTGACAATATGTCGAAACTGGTCAAAGCTTTAGAAAAAAATAAGGGGGAGAAGGAGTTATTTGACGAAGACGATGCGATTACTTTGGACGATATTTTAAATTTGTGGGACGGTCTGAAAGAGACACCGGGAAGAATCTTGGGGATCAGCAGTAACCATTACCATCGTTTAGACCCGGCACTGGTTCGTCCGGGTCGGATTGATATTACGATGAAACTGGACAATGTGACGCGTGAAACTATTGGGGAGATGTTTCGGCATTATTATGGTTCACAGTTTGTAGAAGATCCGTTAGGTGAGGAGACGGTTTCTGAATTGCTGAGCAAGGTCCCGGAGAAGGCATATTCTCCTGCAGAAATCACGAATATCTTTGTGGAGTTTAGAGAAAATCCGACGGGGTTCTTGGAACGGCTCATTCTTGCGAAAAAGTGATTACGGTTGTAAATTATAATAATAGTATATATATGAAAATTTCTAAGAAGACTCGGACACTCATTATTTATGTTATTGTCTTTTTACTGGCCGCGCTCTTGATCGGGTATTTCTTTTTTAAGCGATCGACCGTGGAAGCGCTTACCCCGGGTCAAACTGCAGCTAAAGCTGTAAAAGAAGCAGCGAGTGCCGCTACATTGGGTAGTGGAAATCTTAAATTAGATTCGGCAACTAGTGATACAGCGATCGCGCCAGCAGCCAATGCTTTAATTAATCTCAATATGGTGGTCAGTGGCATCAAAAGTGGAGATGGGAATTTAATATCAAGTGGGATGAAAGGACTAACTGCGCTATCTGGGAATACATCTGCTGGTCGGTCAAGTGTCCCCACAACTGCTGCTGATGCATTAACTTATTCTGTGTCTACTGTGGTGGACACAGCTTATCAGAATGCCATAACCAGGATTACCATAGACGCCTACACAAATAAAAATTCTCCTGCAACAAAAACTGCGAGCGATCTCCCTTCACCTTCCGGAAATAGCGTAGAAACTGCGGCAACATCTATTACTAAAAAACAAGACGCAACTGATGAAGATAGAGCGAATAACAAGGCTGCGGCGACGAATTTGATAAATTTGGCCAACAATGATAAAACCGGAAATGTTGCCAAGTCAATTGTGGCTGTATACACCGGTGTCCAAAATAAGTATAAAATGATCGGGACTCCTCTTAATGAGAAACCCATTATACCCAGTGTTCTTCCTAGTAACGCAAAGGGATACGATTCTACTTCTATTCAATCATTTAAAGACACAATAACAACTTTGTCTTCGGACGCAAAAGTATTTATTACTGGTAAAATAATAGATGCGGCAAAAAACGAACAAAAGGATGCAACCAAAGCGGCAGCAAAACAATAAATAAAATTGATTCTTACTCTCGAAAAATAAAGATCAATATTAGCCACTATGGGATCCTATCTGTCAACTAATGAACCTAAGCCGCGTGAATCTAAGTGGGTCAGGTTCAGTGGAAGTAAAGAAGAGCTCGCTAGAATCGCCCTGGACCACGCCAAGTACCAAGCGGCCAGACGACGTCCCCTCCTGAATCAAATCTCCCAATCCACTTCCCGACGTAACGGTTTTAGCTACCAAGAAGAATGTGATTCTGTATCCGAACATTGGTGCTGGAGTCCGGGCGACGAAACCCTCCAACTTCAAGCCGTCAATTGTTCAATGTGTGGAAACTACGTCTGTGTGGGTCGAGCCGATTTTCCGATGAATCCCCGTATACAATGTCACTGTTATCGCGACGACGGTTTGGAGGAATTCAAAGACTACGAATACGACTATGAACCGGTCGTTCCCCACGGCGGGCCATTTACACCTGTGAACATTTGAAATCGGTCAATTGATTTACGGGTAACGTTGCCCTTGAACATTATAAACCGAAGGACGTCCGGGTTCAAGGGTGCTTCTAGAAACCGGGTTCATCGGTGAACACCTGAGTCTGGCCCATATCGAACGATTTGCTCGCGGTCACCACGTTCAAAAAATCCACGACCGATCCGTCCAAGTGTAAATACATAAATGCGCCCAATGCTGTGCACGCAAATACGGTAATAGCGTCACGAACCACAAGTTTCATCGGCTTCCACTCCTTGTCGATATATTTCATTTCGATCACTTTACTCGCTAAAAACAAAATAGTCACGAGGACGGCAATCATAAACACTTTCTCCATAGATTTATCCTAAATATATAAAAAAATCCGCTTTTTTATCTATTTTCTAAACGAGTTCCTCGACCCCGTCCAAGACGAAATCGTGGGACGACTTGTTGACTGAGGGTTCCTCGTCCAGTACGTCAAATCCGCTCAAATCGATCATATCCCCCGAGATCTTGATACGCTCGTCGTCCGACTCCTCGTCGAGTTGGCGCTGAATCACCATCGAGGTGCTGGCCCGCTCCAGATCCTCGAGGCTTTTCGGAGCTTCCTCGACCTTTGGCACCTCTTTCTCATATGTGGCCGGATCAAACGTGAGACGGGTCACGACCTCCTCATTATCAATGTTCTGAATCGCCGGTACCACGGGTGGACCACTCTCCTCTTCGACCGCCACCGGCTTGCTCTCACTAACCAGCCCCTCCTTCACCGCCCCCTCGGGCTCCTCGACCGCAATGTTCTCAATAATCACCTCTTCCTCCTGCTCAACCGATTCGTCCATATAGGCCCGAATGATCTCTTCCGTAGGAATACTGTCCCGAATCGCGGCCAATATGCACTCTTGAACCATCATCTCTAATTCGCGCTGATACTTCTGGACAAGGAGATGCGAGATGTTCTTCTCAAACAAATAAACGTTCTTATAGACCTTACGTGCTACATTGATATAGACCTTGTGCACAAAACTATCGAGTTTGGGTATCGAAATATCGATCTTTTTCTGTTTGTTACCGACCCGAATACACGTCAAGACCTTGAGTTGAATGATATGAACACAGGTGATCAAGTCCTCCAGATAATTGCATCCGCTACGCTCAATAATGCGTTTCCGCTCTTCCTCAACAATCTCGTTGTTCCACTTAGGGACACGGCTCAACAAATTCTGAAATGTCATCAGGTACTTGTTGACCTCGTCGTTGTCGAGACAGAGTTTCCAGGCCTCATTGAAAATGGAGCGTATACCTTCCATTACGAGGGGGGTGAGAATAGTCATTAGACGGCTACACCATTCGTTACGCGATTCCTGTAAATTCGAGATAACAAAATCGTCCATACGAATTGCTAAATTATATTTGCACCATATTTTTTAGAACGTTTTCTAACGTATTCAGATATGGATCTTTACTGTTTCACGAGACGCATTTCCTGAGTTGCTGGCTCGATTTTATCCCGCTTAATAGGGAACAATTCTACGTTCAAAAAGTCCTGTGGTAAGATCTTGAGACGTGCACCAGCATAACCCAATGAAGCAATGACAGCCATACCACTGTATCGAGTAATAATCATCAAATTCGAAAAATTAGTACTCAATATCGATATCTTTGAGGCCGCAACGTTTTGCATACACATCGATACATTGCTCCAGTTGATATACGACTGGATGAGACGGAGCGAACTATCGAAATAGGTGTTGTCTGAAAAAGTTACGTAACAATTGGAAGATTCAGAAGCCGCATCCATCAACTGTTTGCCAACAAAGTTAACAATGGCCTTCATTATGATAGATTCCTTGTTTGTGAGTGCATTACCCTTTATCATTTCATAAAAAGTGGATAACAGGGTCACCCCTGATGCACCAACATTATATGCGAAATTTTTGGCGTCATCTTCGTCGACCAATTTATTAATCTCACAATGAGCTTTGTAAATGGTGACATATAAGATTATCGCAGAGAGTAAGAATGTAGCGATAGCGATCACGTCTTTCACAATAAACCCGCCACCGACCAACTCTTCGACCCGATCATCGACCTTATACGAAGATGAGGATCGATGAGAAGATGCTCCCTTATAGAAAACAGTTGTCATCTGAGCAACCATTTGGTAGAAGGGCTCGGGAGTAACTATACTTTTACTGCTACGAATATACTCGTCAACTGTGCTATCGCTCAGGGCTTTTTTCACCTGATTTACATCCTCGTCGGTGAAAGAAAAAATCAGGTTACCGTTACTATATTCTACGGCACTCAGAAAGGATTTTAAAAGGTTTTGAATGTAGGTTTTTCCTATGAACATACATTCGGGCTTCTTGGAGAAGATCGCTAAAGGCATTTTTTTTACCGTGGCACCTTTATCCGATAATCTCTGTTTTGATATGCTGCTTCTCGCAGTCCTTCTTCTGGAAAAAATCTTTATGCTTCCTCGTAAAGAACTACTTTTGATACTTTTGATACTTTTGGAAGACGAACTTCTTTTTTTCGAAAGACTCTTTACCGACGAACTCATGGATCTAATATATATTATTCAGATTATTTTGAACCTGATATCATTTACACCCTTGAACATTATAAACCGGGCGCCCGAAGGGCGTTTGGGTCAGTGTTCAGGGGCAACGTTACCTTTCCTACGGACAAATCAATTGTATCAGGCGCCCATCAAAGATGGGTCGGCAAGTGAAGCTTGCAACCTTGCAGCCCCTATGGGGCTGCTTAGGCGTCCGGATTCAAATGTTCACCGGTGTATAAGACCATCTTAAACTCGGTAATCTGAATATTATGAATATCTCCTCGGTTGATGAACTCGTAATGAATGTAATTCCCGTAGGGATACTTCTGAACAACCATCAAATGATCGCGGTTTTCAAAACAGATATAGATAGACATTCCCTGAGTTTCTCGGGAAAGCAACTGGCCGGTCGGACTCATCGTTAAATATGTCTTCAGCTTTTGTGGAACAGATTCGAGCGTTTTAAACCTTGGATCGTAATGGGGAATACGATCGACATATTTTCCGTTACGATAACGGATGCTACTGTCATAGTCCAAAATGTGACGGATAATCTCCTCAGGAAGAACGGAAAATTGGTGGATCATTGTATGTATTGATTGGATCGAATGTAGCCATCCTGGTCAATTTTACGGGATCATATTTGTAAGACACATTTTACACCCTTGTCGGAACGCAAGAAAATAAAGTCGAGCATATACAAAATCAAGAGCTTCTCGCACCTATATTCGGATTTGATATTGTCGTAACAAATGCAATACGTCGATTTATGTAGCGGGTCGATTCCTGGAGAGGTTTCTAGCCAATGAATCAGGTCGAGGCACGAGAGTCCCATCTCGTAGAACTGGCTGGCTACATTGACCAACGTAGTATGGTCGGGCGGTTCTGCCAAAAGTTGGTTCATAAGGACCTCTAAACATTCTTGCTGCGCGGGGGTCAAGGTTATTTTGAAATGTTGGCGAATAGAATACTGATGTAGATTGACAATTTTTCCGTTCTCTACATACTCCGGCACATAAATCTCGCAAAACCGGGATAGAATCGGATTCAATAGTTTGTTTTTGTTCTCGACCAGGATGAAAAATCGGGTGTTGTAGCTGAAAAGCTCGATGCATCGCCTCAGGGCCGACTGGGCATCGATCGTCAAATAGTCGGCATTGATGAGAACAATCGTCTTGAATATGGTGCCATTGTTCGACTGAATGTTGGTTTTCGCGAAGAATTTGAGCTCTTCACGAATGAATTTGATACCCTTACCCTGGGCGCAATTCACGATCATCACATTGGTCTTGATCTTATGCTTGTCGCCCTGGTAGATCTTATGGAGGAACTGGTCGACGATGGTCCGTTTTCCCGAGCCCGACGATCCATGAAAGATGATGTGGGGAATCTTGTTTTGCTGGTGAAAATAGTCGAGTTTGGCGATGATTTTTTGGTGAATGGGCAAAAATCCTGTCGTGGTCTGAATCGGTTCGACCGTATATTTGATGGTATTTTGCATTGGCTGTTTTTATCTATCGTGGAGAACCTTTTATGTTTATTTTGAACGTTTAGTATATAGAATGGATAGTTTTGGGACCCGGTATGCCTATAAAATGGGGAAGAAAGGTTCTCCGACACGTAAGAAAAAGTCGAGTCCGAAACCCTATAAGATTCCGATGGTCCTTGCCAACGAGTTTGATGATAGCCCGACCGAGGAAATGATTGGGCGGCGCCGGCATAGACCCGGGTTCTCTATCGACCCCACTTATACCAAACAAATTCAGGATCTTATGGTCCGATCCCCGAAAAAGGGGGGAAAACGGAGAACATTACGTGCCCAATTTCGAAATAGTAAGCTGTTTCGTAAATAGGTAGCGGTCATAGTGCATAGTTCGTCGGCGCAAATTACAGGCTAAACAGGCGATCACGACATTGCCCTCGTTATGACCCATGTCGTTGTCCATCCGTTCCAAGGTCCATTGTTTGGGTTCGCGGACATTTTCGTATAAAACGTGGACGGTCTCTTTACAATAAAAACATTGGTTCTCCGATTCGGCCATCAATTGGAGAACCTGGTCGTGCCGGATAGTGTGGCTCTCGTCGTATTTAGCCTTTTTGATGTCTTGGGCGCGATATCCCCCCAGTTTTTGGCGGATTTGTTGATCGATGAATCGGCAGGGGTTCTCATCGACCACGTTTTTTTGGATTATTTGGTGAATAAATTCGAGTTGTTTCTGGGGATCGAGTTGGTCAGGGGAGAACTTCCACCTTTCATTGGTCGTTATTATACGTTTTTTAGGTACTTTGGGTACTGGGTTCTCCTTCTTCTGTTTTTTTTCCCGTTTTTCTAATAAAATAGGATCAATGGCGATTCCCTTAATCTCCATACAGGTGGCGGACATTTATTTTTCATTATTTTACGTAATGTCGATAATTTTTCAAAGATTATCTATTAAACAACACTTTTTCATAATATCTTTTGGTAATAATATATCATATTTTTCTCGACCAATGGTTGGACGTATATCGTGAAAACCGTTTAATCCATAGACCGTATCATTCTCTGCATATTTTGCAGTGATATTAGAAGAAAAATGCTTAAATTGGATCCATCCACAAAATTCGTATATTTTACGAATAGTTTCCTCAGTACGGTTAACAAGATCATCATAAGAAACAAATAAGAATTTAGAATTGTCACCCGATTTTTTTGCACAATTCAATCCTGTAATGGATCGCATTAGAGGTTCAGAATTGGGTTTTAAAAGTTCTCTAAGCTTCGTATTTATTTCGTCATTAGAAAAACTATTTTTTTTATATAAGTTTGCAAATGATCCTACAATCTCAACGATTGGTCGAGTCATAATAATTATTTTCACACTCATTTTCAGCGATGTTTCTAACATTGTAATATTGGTGGGTATAGTCCATGATCGACACTTATCGAGAACAATGCGTTCAGGAATATTTTGGTAGTAAATGTGTGGTATTTGACTAACGATATTACAGGCAGCCTCCTCCTTCTTATTCGCCCGTATTTGTTCGGAATGGGTGGATAGAATATTACACATCTCCCACATCAATTGACATACGGGTGAATTCCCTTCGCAATGTAGAGCGGGGTTTTGACTTAAAATAGCTGAAAGTAATGTGGACCCACTTCGGGGAAGACCACTTAAACAGATAAATTGGTCAAAACTTTTCATATTATTCAATGATATGAAAAGTTTAAATAGTTTTACGTGGAATATCTAAGGTCCACCGTAGTTAACAGAGGGTATAGCGATGACCACAATACCTGACCCACCCGAACCACCGGTACTATGACCACCGCCACCACCACTTCCTGTATTAGCTCCTGCCGAACCACCAATATTTTGACTAGTCCCATTAGTCCCAGCACTTAATCCTCCTGTTCCATTTGGCCAGTATCCATTGCTATTATCAGTTGTAGGAGTTATAGCACCAGTACCACCACCACCACCACCTACACCTCCTGGTCCACCAATGCGGTTTGGATAAAGTCCACCACCGCCACCACCGCCTGCCCAGTAGACATTTTGGTAGGATGTATAATCTCGAATCCCCAATAGCACAGGGTCGGTCGAGGTCAATTGGAATCCCGCACCACCATATGGTGAGCCACTTGTTAGAACATCACTACTACTTCCACCGGCAGTTCTAGCGCCACCCCCACCACCGCCTCTACCTGTACCTTGTCCACCACCTTGATTACCTAAATTGCCGGCGGTTGCTGCTGTCAATGACTGTGATGCTCCACTATTATTACTGGCCCAACCACCACCCCCACCACCTGACCCACCAGAAAGTGCGGCGCCCCCGTACATACCACCTCCACCTCCACCATAAGCAGTTCTATTTAAAGTTGTTAACGTAGTAAATGTAACCGATGAATAAGCCCCACTATTACCAGTGCTACTACTACCAGTGCCACCTGTACCAACAGTAATATTCATTGTATCAGAAGCCGTAACGTTCAATACGGCACGTACTACACCACCAGCACCACCACCTCCGCCTGAATTGCCACCGCCGCTGCCACCGCCACCCACGATGAACGCATAAATGGGGACAATTCCAGTGCCTGAGAATGTAAAAGGAAAGTTTGTGGTACCAGTAGCTAAAAATGAATAAATGCGGTAACCACTAGCTGTTGTAGTGAGATATTGAGTGGTAGGCGCAGTAGTAAATGTAATTCGGGGATAAGATGTAGTTACGGTAGTGGGAAAGGCGATAGCAACAATACCTGACCCGCCTGCCGCGCCAACACCCCAGTAACCACCACCGCCACCACCGCCCGTATTTGCTCCACCAGACCCCGCAACTTCTAAATTAGATACGGCATTTGAACCTACACCAGTTCCGCCATTATTAATACCTATTCCACCAACTCCACCGCTTCCTCCTGTAGCTGCGGCAGTTTGTACACTAGCAGGAGAAGCTCCAGAATTCCAAGATCCACCACCACCTCCTCCGATACCTCCGTTTCCAACACCGTCAGTATAGTTATAATTTACACCGCCACCTCCGCCTGCCCAATAATAACTACTTAGTGCACTATATCCGGAAGGGACAAAATTCCTAATACCAGGCAATGTACATTGTAGACCAGTACCCCCGTTACCACCATAATAATATCCATTAGAATTTTTAATGACAGATTGTCCAATAGATCCTGCACCACCTCCTGCTCCTGATCCACCACCTGCAGTTATAGAACTTCCACCGCTATTCGCATAATTGCTATTAGATGTATTACCTGATGCACCTGCAGTATTATCGTGACCTCCACCACCACCACTTCCACCACTGCTAGCAGTACTATTAGGAGAACCGCCTGAACCATAACCGCCCCCATAAGCAATTATAGATGTTACGGATGGAGCTGAACCAGTTAACGTATTAAATGTAACGGACGATTTTACACCATTCGTGCCGTTATTAGCACCACTAGTTGTTGTAGTAACAGCCCCACCATTGCCGACACTGACCGTCGCAGTGCCAGTTCCTGGCGTAAACGAAATAGGTAACATAACTATACCTCCGCCTCCGCCACCTCCTCCGCCTCCGGACTTTGCTAGCCCTGCACCGCCACCACCCACGGCTAACACATAGGCATTTCCTGCTATTGCGCAAGTATAGTTGACGGTGTAATTGTTCGTAGTGCCACCAGAAGAATCTGAAAGACCAAACACATAAACTGTATAATTGTTTGAGAGGTCAACCGATGTCCCAGAAAGAATACCATTGCCGGTTGATAGCGATTGTGATGGAGTGACAGTTGACCCGCCATAATTTACACTTAATGAACTGAAACTTGTTACAGCTGCGGTTGTAACGCTATTCGACGTAGCACTAGTGCTTCCTCCCAACACAGTCGCCGTAACCGTGACCGTAGTCGTCACCTGATTGGTCGATGTCAGTGTAATCGTCGTAGGATTGACGCCACTCACACTTTGAATCGTTCCCGAAGAAAGTGCATAAGAATATTTCACATTGTTTCCTGTTGCACCATTCCAAGTGAGTACAGTCTGACCAGCTACTGTTGATGTCGCCGTGACTCCAGTGATAGCAGTCACCACTAAATTTGTATAAGATCCAATACTATACGATTTCGCGTTACTTACCGTTGTAAGCGGCATTTTATATATATATATAAGAATTTAGTAAGTTATAAGAACTGGCGAGTTCTTATAACCATTGCATTATGTGGGTTTACCTACATAACGACTACATAAAATACAAGTATTAGACTGTATAGCAACGATGATCCTTTGTCCTATTTTTGCATCTACAAATAAACTTGGTAAGTTTCCAAAACAAATTCTGTGACTGATGAAATTCTGAAAAAAAACGGTCTTTGGTCTCTTTGGATAAGTGTTTATTATTTAGAATTGTCTCTAAAGAATCAAATTTGGTTCTAGCATCGAATCGAATGTCTTTATGAGAATAAAGCTCGAAAAGGTTTTGCACCATAATGTCCAGAAAGGGGTCAGTGTGATCATAGTTCAACATTAAATCACAAAACAATTTCATCTAGTAACGCCTTCACCACCTGTTTACTAGACTACTTACTCTATTAAACCCGCTTTCTTTTATATCAATTATATCAATCCTTCTTATCCTTCTCCGAAATCTCTACCGAAATATTCGCCTCTGATTGCTGAGGCTCCGGATCCGATGCAGTTGCGACAGCGGCCGTAATAACCGACTCATTATAAATCTTCGCAGCGGCTGCGTCCGCCACCTCGCGCTCCTCGAAATTTACCTTCTCCTTGACACCAACCAAATTACCCTCCTCATCAATGGTCTGGGTCAAGACGTTCCCACTCTTTCTCGCCAACTTGACATTCTCCTCAATCGCCTTACGCTTTGTCTCGAGAACCCGCTTGTCAAACTCCTGCTTCGCAAACGTCTCGTTCTTAATCTTCTCCTGGTGCAGCTGGTTCAACTCCTCCTCCAAGAACTGGACATTACCCGTCTTGTACGCATCCGGATCCCACGGAATCCAAATACCCACCGGACCCACGAAAATATCGTGGTTCGGGTCCTGCTTACGCAGCGCCACACACTTGTTTTGGGCCTCGTCTTGCGTAGCATAAATGCCGCGAACCTTGAGTCCGCGAACCGAGGTTTGGAAAGCGTGCTCACGGTTGAACTGCTCGTTCAACTTCTCCTCGTTCTTGTCCAAAAAATTCTTATAATCGTCATCGACCGTGGTCTTGCGCAACTTATCCTCCTCTTCTTTAGTAAACTCTTTGAAATCGGCCATCACATCGTCGACCTTCAAATTATACTTGAACGCCAAGAAATGGACGAAATCCATATATCGCTCCATAGATTTAGAAAAATCCCACTGCTTGATAAATTGATCAAAAATATAGACCTCCCGCTTCTTCAAGATCTTCTCTGGTGATACGAACGACATACAACAGAATTTTTGTCCAGCGATCGGGGGGTCCTCATCGCAGAGATCAATATATTTAGGATTCTTTTTCCCGTTAGGCAACGTCTTTTTCTCAAAAGTTCCGGATTTGGCCATCTTTAGTACAAATCTAGATCGAGAATTATTTAAGTGATTTCTTGGTCATAATATATTCCATTATAGTATATAATAGAATAGAAATGAGCGCCACCTTTGACTTTAACGAGCTCGTTAAGCGTGCTATCAAATATATTATCGAGGGTCTTGCTGTTGCGCTTGTTGCCCTTTTGATCCCCCGCAAGCAGTTGAATGTGGAGGAGATCGTCATCATCGCCCTCACTGCGGCGGCCGTGTTCTCCATCTTGGACGTCTTCATCCCCAGCGCTGGCGCTACCAGCCGCCAGGGTTTAGGCGCGGTGGTCGGTGCTAACTTAGTGGGTGGTCTCCGCTTGGCGGCTTAAACCGGTGTATTCGATATATTACGTTAAATAGTTACAATTATTATATAATTTATTTTATATAATATTTGGACCCATATGGAGAACGAGACCCCTCCTACCGTAGAGCAATGGCGTGACCTAAACGAAAAGATGGCGGATCTTCGTGCAAAATATGATCAATGTAAAGCCCAACTCGAGAAATACACGAACAACGATCGCCATAAACGCTACTACGAACAGAATAAGGAACGGGTCAAAGCCAATGCCAAACAATATTTGAATCGGCTGAAAGAGGAGAACCCCGACAAGTTGAAAGAATATCGTCACCGGGCCTATGTGAAGCGTAAGAACGGAACACAAGAAGCTCCTAATTCGGGAAACGGATGATTTCTTCGAGTCCCGCAATGAACTGAGGAATATCGTATGGCCCCTTCTTTATCTTTTTCATATGGTCGTGGGCTAATTTGATGCAGACCGGGTCTTCTAAGAGCCGGTTGATATCATCCGGTGTCGTGTAATAGAGGGGATATTTTGTTCCTAAGATCTCGACCGCGGCCGGGTGGTGGTTCACAAATACCGGTGTGTTTCTCACGGTGCACTCAATGAGGGTGTTGACCGCGGACCCGTCGATCAAGTTCAAGAAAACCAAATTATTAGTTAATAATGCGTCGTATTCGTTATTATCTACTGCTCCTACCACATCGGTCCGTGTAATAATCCGGTTCAAATATTCGGCCATATGTTTCAACCAGTTGTTCTGCAGACCTGTTTGTGAACAAAACTTAGATCCTCCTTCGTCAGAAACCTCTAACGTAGATAGGGCCGCGGTCAACTTCTCGGTCAAATCTTTCGGAGGGTAATAGTTGTCCATATACTTACCTTTCAATGCCATTTTCCGTATTCGGTATTCGACAGGCTTTCGGTCACGTTGTAATATTTCTCGAAGGTTCGGAACACAGCCTCGACGGGGGGTCTCTACCATTTCGCTTTTCCTGACGACCAGCCGAGGATTCAGGTCGAGCTGATAAAAAGAGAAGACATTGCGCAACCACCCGCCAATATGCACTAATTTCTTATCCGGATTTTTTAAAAACGCCTCCATATCAAACTGGGGCACCTGGGTCTCGGTCGGATGAGTCAGGACATATATTGGTCGCGGGTCTAGGTTCCGGGCCTTGAATTCCTCCTCAAATTGACACCTCAAATAGTTCGAGAGCACAATGATTCCCCGGCACATAGGCAAACTCTCTAAGAACTCGGGGCAATCAAAGAGGGCGCTGTTGTTATATTCACTAAATGTTTGATCAAAAGTGTGATGTACAAATCCGATCCAGGGTTTGCGATAGGGTATCACACCGATCTGCTTATAGACCTCGCGTTTCCAGTGAAAGGTGCGGTCGACATAGAGGTCGAGGAGAAGAGGGGCCTGGGAATTGTTGAGGGGGGTCAGGTTCTCGAATACGTGCTTCCACCCCGAGCGATGCACACCCGATTGGTCATTCTGGTCAATATATCCGAGGTTGATCGGTCCCTGGGGGTTCTCGGGGAGAACCGGGGGTTTCTTATCACTGTTTCTGTAATGTTGTATGACCCAGTTCCACTCCTTTTTATAATTATAGGCTGAAGAGAACATTTTTTCGGTCAAGCCGTGGTTGTACTGGGAATCGATGTGCCCGGTCAAATAATAGCTGACCACACAGACAACGACATTTTTCAGGGTCGGATCGGTAATGTCGCGGAAATCGGCCTCATTATGTTCGTTCGCAAAGGCTTGTACCTTATTATAGGTGGTCTCGATAATTATGTCGTTGCTTTGCCCGGACTTTAAGGAATAAATCGGGTTCTCGGAGAACCGGATGATATCGGTTTTTGAGGGGGCCAGAGGGGATTTAAAATAAGTATCGTATAATTCGTCCACACCGGGTGGTGGTGGCGGTGGTGGTGGGATCACGTCCATAGTTGTCTTATTGGGAGAAAATATCCTTGCTTCCAGTACTGACTGTTCTCCTTGATAGACCGATTTGAACCTGTCGTATTGACTCTTTAATAATATCTTACCACGGGTATGGTGCCGGACACAGTCCAAGAACGTCATCATCATTTTTTTCGCATTGAACGAAACCGGCAAATCCTTCTCGTTCTTTTCAAAGACGTACTCGTGGGTCCAGCCGATATCTAAGAGGGCATTCCGGATTTTTTTGGTCGTATAGATCGGGATCATCGGGACCGCAGCATTGATGCTGAAGAGGGTACCGTGGAATCGCATCGGCAATGACATATAAAAAAAGGGATAGAGCGAGAGGATCTCGTTCAAGGACAGCTCGTAATCAATGTTGAGTATGTGGGAATGATTTTTGATATGTCGGAGAACATCGTTATGAATAATGATATCGTTTTCACAGTTTTTATCATCGGACCCTCCCTCGGGAGTGGGTTTGGTGTTGAAAGGGAGGAGAACCAAATAATACCCCTTTTTGGTAAGTTCTTCTAAGAAACGGGCGAGATCGCGGACAATCGTTTCGTAGTTGGATCGGTAGTCGGGATGATAAATATGCCGGCATAAATTCACATTGATTATTTTTTTGGTCTTATGAAGGCTGAAGAGGGCGCCGTACAACTTTTTATACATATCGTTGCTAGAAGGGGTCGGACAGGGCTTGGTACGAGGTGTAAAATAGGAGGGAGGCATAGGGGAATTGCAGGCGTCAGGTAAGAAGCAGGAGGCGTCAGGAAGGTAAGAGATCCGTCGGGCATCGTAAAATTGGGAAAACAGGGGAATATCTTGTCGGGTTCGCAGATAAATATGGTCGAAAATATCGAGTTTTTTGAGGTTCTCGGGCTGTAAGAAGATGGAATTGTAGGGGATGCCGACCGAGAACGCAAGGATGGTGGGGCGGTTATCTAAGTGGGCGAATTTTTTGTTCATCTTATCTAAAAAATAGTTGTTGAGAACGTCGCCGCCTCCTAGAATAACGACCGTATTGTCGGGAACGACGTAGTCGGCTAATTTGTCGCAGTCGATGAATGTGACAGTTTTAGGTTTATAGGTTGGAAAATGATTCACGATGTAGTTTATAGAACATTTATATTGTTCGTCGCCTAAATTAAAGTGATTGTAATAGCCAACCACGAGAACATTCGTCATATTATTATATAAGTTTTATAAAATAATATTCCGCAACGAACCATTGGACCGAATCAAATACTCGGTATGTAGAGCCATCCTAACGTATTGCATACCTGCTGCCAGATCTGGTCTTGGGCCCGCTGTTTCTCCAAGTCTTTCAGAAGCGGAATATACGGCAAATACTGGGTCTGGTCCAAGAGCACACAGAGCTGATAAAGCGTATAAGTATAGTTGAAAAAATTGGTGCGATTGGCCGGGCAATGCATTGCCCACGGCTTCTGAATCTCAATGAACAGCACACATAGGGTCTCGTGAAGTTCCTCGTTCATAATCGGTGGTTTGATCCCAAAGAGCGAATTGATATACTGGATATGCTCGAAATACTTGTTGAGGCCGAGTTTGCGTAAGATATCGCGCATCTTGTCGTAGGTTATCTGCGACATATCCTCGATACGCTCCTTTTTGATGCGGGCCCGGATCGCCGCAATCACCTCTTCAGGGATCTGGGTAGTCTCCTTGGCCTGGAACTGTGATAAAATCTCTTTGAAATGGTTGAGACGGATATAGGCTGTGTAGGAGACCTCGTTAGGTGGCTCTTTATTGGTCGGTTTGTTGTTGTCGACAATATAAGTGACGAATTTCCCACATTCACGGTTGTTGCATATGAGGATTCCTTCTTCGTCCTGGGGGATCATTTCGCCCCGTCGGCAGAACTCGCAGACATCGGAGGACTGGATGAAATCCTGGATGTTCCCAATCTCCCCGTTGACATTACGCCAATATTTCTGGTAGAGTTTCTTCGATTGGCTGTATTTGTCGGATTGGGGGTTGGCTGCCTCGGCGCCTTCTTTACCAGGCGGGGCCTTTATCTTGAAGAAGGAGTTGATGACATTACAAGACTGTTTGGGGGTCTGTTGGTCGGTAGTAGAAATCTGTTGTTTTTGTTCGAAATAGTGGAAGATGTATCGGGAGTTGTCGAGGAGATACTGTTTTTTTTCCTGCTTTAGAGAACGTATTTGTTGTTGGATACCGCGAATTTGGTCGCAAATATCCATATAATCGTCGATTTGGTTCTCTTTTAAGGTAGCGATTTTGTCCTTTAATTGCTGTTTTTCTTTTAGGAGGGCGGGGATGGTGGTGGATTCGATGGTTTGGAAATAGTTAAGCATTTCGGTATGTTTTAGGTCAATGGTCGTATGTAACTCTTTTTGTTGGTTTAGTTTGGACATTGGTTTGTTTGTATTAATGGAGAACCTGTTTTTATATGTTTTTTGAGGGGTTTGTGTTATTTTATTCGAATAGGATTTTGTAGTATACACCGATGAACATTTGAATTATCAAAAAGTACTCTACCCTCTTCGATAAAGAATTATAATGGGAAACTAGGTTTGCCAAATTATAATCTTCATAAACGATAAGTATTCAAGAGTGTAAACGAAATTTATATAATTATATTATATAATTATATTATATACGTTTTTAAAATAAATGAGCACTAGAAGAACATTAAGAACTACACAGAAAACACGAACATCTGCTAGTAAAAGTCAAACCGCAAAAAGAGGAAGAAGTGCATCGAGTCTACTTGGGGAAACTCAACAAGCAAGAACTGTTTTAAAAACAAGGTCAGCATCAAGTAAAAATAAAACAATTTCGAATCGGCGACTCTCTGCGAAGGTAAACGAAATAGGAAAATCGGTTTCTAAAAGTAGAACTCGACGATTTACAGAAAGTATTAAAGACCAACAAGAGAAGCGGGCGAAAACTATTAAAAAGAACAGAATGCCCAACATTGCCGAGGAACCTGATAATCCAGAATTGGCTCCTAGAATACCCACAAAGTCAGGAGATATCTTACTTCAAATTTTTGGAAAGGTCCCCGCGGACTTTGGTGAATTAGCTAGGGATTTGACCGAACTACAAGCGCCGCAAACTCAAGGAACCAATGCTTACCGATTAGCCGAATATATTGTTAGTAAAGGAAAGAGTTCAACATATTACGAACGAGCACTATTTTTCAAGAAATTATACGAAAGTAATAATTGTTATATTTGTGGACTTCCTATTGAGAAAGGAAATAAGCAAGAAGAACTCGAACATATATTGCCTATAGGAGAAGCGTTGGCTCTTACCGGCATTATACAAGAAAATAGTAAAGATTTCAAACAAAAAATAGAGGAAATTGCCGAGCATCCAATATCATATATGTATCTGTTAGAATACGCACGTTCACATACTTGCTGCAATCAAGTAAAGAGTCACAAGTCTTTTTTGAAATTCAATGGGTCTCCACCGTTCAAACAACCTTACTCGATTGATGAGAATATAATTAAAAAGTTTTTAGGAGATGTATGGATAAACGCTGGGCACGGCGGAGATTTACAGCAATTTCCTCACGCCTGTGCAAATGCGAATTTTGTTAAAAATATGGGAAAATTATCAAAGGAACAATTTATTGAATCTCGTAGTAAAGTCATTGTTCGGGATTTTATGACACCCATTCTTAAAAATATCGAATCTTTCGTCGGAAACAATGGATTGAAATTTGCTCAGTTAGTATATTTGGCAAATCAAGCCATCTCTGTAGATGAAAAGGTATGGCGTTCTCTCGGAACGCGTTGGTCTGGAGATATCGTTGAGAAAGATAAAATGTTGTTCAAAGTTATTGAAAATGTAAAGAATGACAGCTACGATATGACCAGAGAAAAAGTTGCGGAACAATTATTTGAATTATCAAAAAATAACAAGGAATTTAGAGAATTGTTAATTGTTTATTACAATAGCAAAAAGGGGGATGGCCGGGCATCTAGAGTTCCAGATATTAATAAATTTAAGTCCCTAATTAATGTAGATTTCTTACTTTTCAAAGAACTTCACCAAAAATATATGTCGGCCCGCACCAACGAATTTGAATTATATTATGGAAGCGAATCAATGTTCGGAATCGAGTATTTTTATTATCTACTGAATTCCCAGAATGCGAAATTTAAATTTTTTGAATCTATGGAAGATAGTATGGTAAAGATGTTGCGGAATGTAAACTTGTATACAGTTTTTTACATTATGCTATTCATTATTTATTATAATCCAATGGTAAACGGTCTACCATCATCTGTAAGAGAATTAGATAATGCAATTATAATAAAAATTAACGAGTACGGAATAGTAAGTTATGATATGATACATAATAACTTTATTAATGCCGTTTTTCAGGATTTTAATTATCTTGTCAAACCGACGGGCACAAATTATTATTTAAATATTCAGCAATTGATGAGCTTCGCTGAACATATTTCAATGACCCCCACAGAAATGGAGGTTGCAGATATACTGATAGGATTGAAGAAAAAAGCACGAGACGAATATACTGATATTGGAAACTCTTTATAATATCATTAGTTAATATAAAATGCAACAAATTCCGGCCTATCTTATATCCATCGTAACAATGCTTATGGTTCTCTACATTCCGAATGCGACCACGACGCAATCCGTGAATTCGGCCTGGTATACTTGTATCCGCCCCACGATCACGCCCCCCAAGTATGTGTTTCCGGTTGTTTGGACCCTCCTCTACATCGCCATCGGCACTGCTTTAGCCGAGACCCTTCTTGCTAAGTCCTCGTATAATCGCTCGTTATTGTTATTTTTCCACATTTGGAATCTTGTGTTGAATGTGGTCTGGTCCCTCGTTTATTTCGGACAACACGAGGTCGTCTTGGCCCTTTTCGTCCTCTTCAATATGATCATTACGACAATGTTTATTTTATACTATACTTACTTGGTGTTGCCGGTGTGGGTGTTCTGGCTCCTGCTTCCTTATTTGGGATGGCTCTATTTCGCCTGCTTATTGAACTTTTTATCGGCTCTCAAAAAATGCTAGGAACCCTATGAAAAATTCTACTTTTATAGTAATAAAAATAGAAATGAGTTTAGCTGATATTACTGCAATGTCAGTTGTAGAAATTGTAGGTGATTTTGCATTTAAGAAGTTTGCGAATGAGGGCGGAGCCGCCTATTTTGCGGCCGGTGTCACCGGATACATCGGTGTCATTTATTTTTTGATTCGTTCGTTACAGGGTTCAACCGTACTGATGGTGAACGGGGCGTGGGACGGGATCAGTACAATTATTGAATCGGTCGCTGCGTTTGTTATCTTAGGCGAACGCTTTGAACATATTGGGCAGTATATTGGTTTGTTGCTCATAGTATTGGGGTTATTTTTATTGAAAGTCCCACTGAAACGTTATAAAGCGTTTGAATTTCCTAAGATGCTATGATTGATATTATGATGAATTAACTTACCAGATGACTATATATAATTATAAATATCTGATTATGGCAAGGTGATAACCAAAAGTTATCCCCTTTTAACCTCCATTCCGGGACATCCTATCACAGAATAGAGGTTAACATAAGGGTATAGATTTAATCTATATCCATAACAAAGGGTAAGGAAATATTCCTTACCCTTTAAATAATTTTATGCAAAATAATATAAAGAATATGTTCGTATTTTATATTAGTTCAGTCAAAATGCCTTGCAAACACGTTTTCGATGATGGTAAAAAATGTACTAAGTCCGCACTATATAACTTAGCCGGACTAAAACCTGAATTTTGCAAGGCTCATAAGACAGATGATATGGTAGACGTTTTCTCAGTGCGTTGTGATTACGTTAGTGAAACCGGAGATTGTTGCAAGAAAACTGTCAGCTGGGGGTACCCAAATAATAAGAAAAAGATTCGGTGTGCTGAACATAAATTGGACGGAATGAAAGATTTAAAACATCCATCTTGCGAGGAACCCGATTGTCCAAATTCAAGATCATACGGGTTTCCCAATGATAAAGCGCCGACGCATTGTTCAGAACATAAGAAAGAAGGGATGATAAATGTTAAGCACAAGAAATGTGAATCTTGTGGACAGATACCATCGTATAATTATGACGGCGAATTAACTGCTCGTTTCTGCAATGATCATCAATTAGACGGGATGGTAGATGTAACACATAGACGGTGCGAATTTGAAAGATGTAAATTTCGTCCTCTTTATAATGTTGTCACCGAAACAAGGCCTCGATTTTGTGTTCATCATAAAAGTCATGAAATGGTGGATGTTGCGAATAAAAAATGTGAATTTGGTGGTTGTAATAGATGGCCGGCATATAATTTTCCTAAGGAAACGAAAGCGAGATTTTGTTCAATTCATAAAACAAATGGAATGATAAGTGTTATTGGAAAAAAATGTATAAATGAATGGTGTGATAATAGATTTCAAACCAATAGAAATGATAACTATTGCATATATTGTTTTGTTCATATGTTTCCTGATAAACCGAACTCTCGTAATTACAAGACGAAAGAAAAAGCAGTTTGTGATTTTATACTTGAGATGTTTCCGAATATGACGTGGATTTCTGATAAACGCGTACAAGATGGTTGTTCGAGACGTAGACCCGATTTGTTGTTAGATCTAGGTTATCAAGTAATTATTATTGAAATAGATGAAAATCAACATATTGATTATGATTGTAGTTGTGAAAATAAACGGTTAATGGAATTATCTCAAGATGTTGGACATAGAAATATTATATTTATCCGTTTTAACCCTGACGATTATCAAGATAGAAACGATAACAAAGTAAAATCTTGTTGGAGTATGAATAAAACGACAGGAATGTCTGTAGTAACAAAAAAAGATATTAATGACTGGGTTCTGCGTTTGAAATGTTTACAGAGTCAGGTTCAGTATTGGTTAGACAACAAGAGTGGGAAAATGGTCGAAATAATTCAACTATTCTACGATGAATATTGAATTAATACTATTGCATTGTATTATTTATTTAGGCATTAATAATTTAAATTTTATTCAAGTGTTTGCAAATCCTTATTATTTTTCTGCATATATGGTGTGTAATATAGAACGATTAATAACTTTAGTTATTTGTTACTGAAAAATGAAAATATGAATTATTTTTATTTTTCCCAGATTATTTTCTCTGCATAAGGTATATAAAAAACCAGAATGGCTGGCGGATTTGAGTTAACGACTGCATAAATGGTAACAATAGCAGTGTTGCATAGGTCCAAAAAACAACCCGACGTAAACATACAGGCAATGTTTGCGTGAACTTCGGTTGAACCTCCTGTATAATGGAAATATCTAGAGTTTCTTTGCAAGCAATAATATTGTTTCGTAAAGACGCGGTTAGATGTAGCTCCAGTATTGGTCAGTTGTTAGTTGTAAGGAACCTCAAGTTCCTTGCAGCAAGACTACTTGTTGTTCGGGAAACCCCTTAGAGCCTCAACTACTAAGTAAGT